CTCCGACCAGTCGGGCACCTCGACGAAGAGCATGCGCGGGTGACGGGCGCGCTGATGGCGGCAGATCACCGCGGTGACCACATCGCCCGCGCTGTAGCCGATCTGGGCGGCGGTCTCGACGGCCAGTTCTTTGGCGGTCTTGGGGACGGCTTTAAGGATGACTTCGGGTTGGGGCGTTGGGGCAGGCTGGGGGATTGGCGCCGGGGCGGCTTCCGGTTGACTGATAGGCTGACTGATGGTGGACCTTGCTTTGGTGAGGATGGATTTGATCATGCTGCTAATTGCTCCTGCTGTGGTTGGTGTTGGGTTGCCTCGGGCCGCTGGGCCGCGATTTCCAAATACTCTGCGACCTCATCGATCATCGGGTCGCCGGTGTGATTGATGACGGTGGCGCGCCCATCAAAAGCCCAGTGAATCCACGCCTGGTCGTGCCACTTGTCCGGCCAGCATTCGCCGATTTCGATAAGCACGTTGCCGCCGTCCCAACAAATGATGCCGTCCGGTATTTGGCGCCCCTTACGACCCGTGTTTAGGGTGCCCATAAGAAAGTGGGTGAACATCTCATCGATGCTTCCGCCGACCCGCATGTCCTCCCACACCTGCTGCAGCGTGTAGATGACCCAAGGGATGAGGTTGATCATCGCCTCATGCAGTGGTCTGCCGTCTTTGCCGTAGCCCATGGGTCGTGTTTTTATAAAAAATTTCGCAAGCCCTTATCGGTGGGGGGTTTATGGAAATATGAGAATGACGATCCCCCTCCTCCCGTCCATAACCGAACCCAATAACTCTCATGTGTTGCGGCCTTACTCTGTTGTCGCATTAACGACTTGGTCGGTTTGCGGCTCATCTCTCGCTTTCCTCTGTAGAGCCAGTCTCAATCTCAATAGCAGCAGCTGGCAGTGCAGCGGCCTTTTGAGTCCCGGGCGCTTCAGAGCCGACCGGTTCAGCGACCACATCGATGACGTTCGCGCTCCTCAGCCCACTCACAAAGTCGCTCCACTGGTCAGCCGCAGGCGCCATCACATGCTCGACTCGCTGCGTGGCTCCACCGGACAGCAGCTCCATCTTCTCCGTAGCCACCGCCGACATGATGACCAAGCCGTGAGATTGCATATCCGGCACACGATCAAGCAGTTCTGCCGTGCCTACGGCGGCCAAGGTGCGCCAATTATTCGCTGCCGTCTGTCGCGCCTTCTCGAGCATCTCCGGCCGGTTACGAATCAATGCAACAACCGTGTGGAATGACGTGTTAAACGCCTTGGCGATGCGCGTTGCGGGCATTCCGCCGACATGCGCCTCCATGATCTGCATGGCCTTGCCCGGAGGCACTTCCATGCCGGTGTGACCCTGGACGCTCACCAGCTCCTTGCCCTCTTCGTCCTTCACCATCTTGACGCGATGACCAGCCTTCTTGGGTTTCGATTGTGTCTTGGGTCTTGCCATATCAGTGTCTTGCAAACTCGCCGTGGAGTTCTTCTCGAAGCTGCTTTGCGTGCGCGGCGGCATCATCAAACCGCTTGAAATATTTGCTGTGCATTACCCTGTTGCACTGGATGTTCACGATCCATCCATCGGATGGCTTGTGGTAGCAGACACCCTTTACTCCGCTGGTATTGTTATGTGGCTTCCGAGTGTTTTGGACGTTGCCAGAGTAGTTGCACTCGCGCAAATTAGCTGCGCGATTGTCTGTTCTGTTGCCATTGATGTGGTCGCAGCAAGGGTGCGGCCAGCGGCCATGCATCAACGCAAAAGCAACTCGATGCGCATAAAACAAATGCCCATTAAACCGCACCCGCAGATATCCTTGCGCGCCCCTGCCGGTTATGATGTCGCCGGGGCGCGTGTTTGACGCTTTCGGTTTCCTCCACCGCAAAACCCCAGTCTCCGGCTCGTAATCCAAATACTCCCGCAGCTCCTCAATAGTGGGCCGCGCCTTGGCGGTTCGCGCAGTCCGCTGCCCATTTAGCGGCACATTTCCATCAGAGAAGCGCCTCGAAACCGCCGCAGAATTACTCTGAAGCGACCGCGGATTATTTTCGACCAAGGCGATCACCGCAAAATCCTCCCCTTATGCCTGCGCATCAGCGGCCGCATCGCCTCGAAATCCTTCGTCTCCCAGATCGTCAAATGCCCACCGATCACGCCGTAAGCAATCCGCCGCAGCTTCGCCTCGCGCAGCACCTTGGACAGCCACGCATCCCGGCTTTGGACGTGCCAGATGCCATCGCCGATGTGCCAGGCGCACAGCTTGTCCGCGGCCTTGCTCACTTCCGCTTCCTCCAGATCGCATTCGCCACCGCCAACATGGCAGCCGCCGGCAAACACGGCCGCTCGCCGTGATACACCTTGGCGCCGGTCTTCTCGTTGTCGCGGGCGGCGAGCCATTGCGTGACCAGGTCGATGTCGTGGGTGGTCATGCGGCCTCCTTATGCTGTTGGTCCGCCGAGCAAACGCCATGCGAGCGCAGCCACTGCTGGAACTTGTCCGTTGCCAATGCATCGGATGCGGTAAACCCTATTGGCCACCCCATTAGCCACTCGGTCCAATCCGGGTTCAGCGCTCCACCAAGTTCCGCATTCAGCGGCTTCGTATTGCGCTCCATCTGTGAAGGCGCTCCATTGTTCTTGGAGTCCTGCACCGTTGGCGTTGGCCACATCCTCACGGCGCCGCCGAGTGTTGTTCCCCGCTTCGGATGTTTCGCCGCCTTGCCTACGCCGCGCACCTGAGGGTTGTCTATGCCGGTCGGCGTTGGCCACATCCTCGGAAATGCCCGCACTTGTGCCGACAGACCGCTGAAGCAATGCGCGCCCCGATCCGCGTTCCGCTTTACAAACGTCTCGCTCCTCTCGCTGCACTCGTTGGCTCGAGGCGTGTGCCACAACCCAGCACCTGTCCCGCTTGTGGGGAGCGCCAACGTGGTGCGCTCCCACAATTCCCCAGCGCGCATCATACCCCATTTCGGCAAGGTCACCAAGGACCACGGCAAGTCCTCGCTTAACAAGCAGTGGGCTGTTTTCCACGAAGACGAAGCGCGGTCGAACTTCACCGACAATTCGCGCCATTTCGGTCCATAGTCCTGACTGCTTGCCGGTGATTCCGGCGCCCTTGCCGGCGGCACTGATGTCGGTGCATGGAAACCCGCCAGAAACGACTTCAGCAATCCCTCGCCACGGTCGTCCGTCAAACGTTCGCACGTCAGACCAGACGGGAAACGGCTCCAAGCATCCGTCGTTTTGTCGCGCCACAAGAACGCTTGCGGCGTAGGCGTTGTATTCGACGGCGCAGACGGTGCGCCATCCGAGGAGCTTGCCGCCGAGTATTCCGCCACCAGCGCCTGCGAAAAGAGCCAGCTCATTCATTTTCCTCCTGCTGCCATTGCGGCGCCTCAAGCATCTTGTGGATGTTGTTGATAATGGCCGTGACCATCGCCGACGTTTCCCTGCGGGAATGCTCGCCAAACTCCTGCGCGAACGCATGGAACTCGTTGCGATGCGCATCCATGAACATCATGAGGATGTCGGCCGTTTGGAAATCGACGGTCTTCATATGTTGCTCCATTCGTGGCCGCAGATCCGATCCGCCTCGTAGTCCAAGCGCTTATCCGCTTCCCACTCGGCGTCTTCCTCCGGCGTGCGATGCGCGTAGGGATCGTGCGGCACGCCGTAAGCCTTGCTGCAGTCATCCGCGTCACGCTCCTCGATGTCCGCCTCGCGGCCCTCATCGCAGCAACGGTCGTCCGGGTCTCCGAGTTCGTAGCTCATCGTTGCACCCTCCTCGCTTGACGCTGCGCCTTGCGCGCACACACCCGCTTGGCCTTACGGCGCCCGCGGAAGGCGGTGTCCTTGGTGCCGGAGTCTTTGCGCGTAGCTGGGCGATCCATCAGCGCGTTCTTGGTTACCTTGCGCTTGGCGCCGGTGCGCTGCATGGCAAAGCGATTCGGGATGCGGGCTGGCTGGCTCATTCCGCATCTCCGAGCTGATAGCTGCGCTTGTCCCAGTCCTTCTTGGTCTTGCAGTAAGCCCACAAAGCCTGGTGCATCTCAGCATTGGCCGCATCAATGGCCTTCTTGTTGGTCAACGTGGCGATGTCGGGGAAGGAGCCGGCGAGGAGTTCGCAGAGGCGGCGCGCCTCGTTGCGCTCCTTGATGAGCTTAAGCATCGGCGACTGCAACTGCGGCAGCGAAGCGGCCAGCGCCTCAACCACCGGAATGACGGCGTCCGCGGGTCCGAGGCATTCGGGATCTCCGCATTCGCACAGCGCTTCCGGGTGATACGGACGGTCGATGTTGAGGTCGATCATCGCGCGCCTCCGATCTTGTTAATGATTTCCAGCGCAACGAACGTGCCGACCGAAAGAACGACCACCGTGCAGAACACGGGATCGGTGAGATAGCTAAGAACTTCGAGCGCGCTCATTAGTTTCCTCCCGTTGTGTTGTTCGCGATGAACTTTGCGAGTTGCTGTGCGGGAATCCGGCGTGTGCGTTGCCCGAGGGCAATCGACGGCAGCCGGCCTTCTAAGACCCAGAGGCGGGTCTGTGCATAGCTCACCCGGAGGGCGTTCGCCGCATCGCGGATAGTGAGCAATTGTGGTGTGTTTGTCATAGAAAGGCATTCCTTGGCATTCCTTGGCAACGTGGGCAAACCCTTTTGGGCGACTTGATTCACGAAGTGGGCGTGCATCGGAAAGCCAAATAATGCCAAAGACTGCCAACACTGCAAGAATTATTTTTGGCATTCCTTGGCATGGGGCGAAGACCCTATTTGACATCCGTTGGCATCCGTTGGAGTCTATTGGCAAACAGCAGCACCTATGAGCACCAAGAAGCCAAGATACAAAGAGGACACCCGCAAGGGCGTCTTCGCCAACCTCAGCACCGACCTGCATGACCGCATGCACCGGCGGGCCGCGGCCGCAGACCACAAAGCCGCCAAGTATGTCGCCGTGGCGCTCGAGTTTTACATGGACTTGGAGGACGCCTTTCAAGGTCCGCTCACCGAGCAATTCCGGGCGATGATCCTGCGCAATGTCGGCGGCATGGCCGACAGGATGGAAAAAGCCCTCAAGTAACCGCCTCGCCAAGAATAACTAACAGCTATTTTGCAAATAATGCGTTGACATTGCCAACAAATGCTAAAGAATGCCATCAAGTGCCAACACACCACTAACATGAACATCAACGCCATCGCCCAGTCCGCCGCTACATTCAACGCGGACCACGACTACGATGTCGGCGCCGCGCTCAAGCTCACCGAGCTGATCATCACGCACGCCCACATGGTGCAGCTTGCGCGCAAAGAAGCCGCCGACCCGCAACTTTCGCTACCCTTGGAGGTCGCCCAGTGAGACCGCTCGCCATCCTCGCCGTGCTCCTCACCGGCTGCGCCACCGATCCAGTGCCAGACCGCTACCGCACCGCCGAGCCGGTCGTCAGCGTGCAAGTCGCTACGCTGCCACCCGGCGCGCTCGTCTACCTCAATGCCGAATACATCGGCACCTCGCCGGTCACGGTCAAGCTGGTCGCCGATCAGTTCGGCAAGTGGAAGCAGGACAGTATCATCCGCGCCGTTGTCCCACACGACAGCGTAGCCTTCGAGGAAATGGTCTACCCGAGCGGCTACCGAGTGCCGTCCCGCGTCCTGCTGCGCGTGCCTGGGTACACGCACTGGTATTCCGCCACGCAGCCCAAGCCGCCGCAACCGCTTGCCGTTAACCCTTGAAACTTTCACCCAACCAAAACACAAACACACCACATGAAAACCAAAGCCACC